CAATCAACATTCCGATTCTTGCTGACCACATAACAACTAGGTACAATATAATCATATTTAATATCATACAAAAAAACTTTCTAAACTTGCTTCTCTTTCAAGTTTCCACCCAATAGAATCTAAAATAAATTTTAAAGGATCAGTAAATGTCTTTTCAAATTGTGTATCATAATCTATAAACTTGTGTAAATTAAACTCATAAGGTATTTTTGTAGAAAATGAAATTACAGTATCTTTAACTGTGTTTGGTAGTTTTAACATTAAAAATTTTATCTTATCACCATCATTGATAATTGGATACTTGTATTCTAATTTATGTTTATGTAAATAATGATTATAGATTAAAGCACCTTTTACGTGTATAGGTGTTCCTTTTTTATATATGTTACCTGTGTCAACGTATTTGTTTAAGTTATTACAAGACCTAGGAAACGCAACTTCTTCAGCCGATAATGTACTGAATACTTTTTTAAAGTCGTTTACAAACTTAATTAAATCTTCTTCATTTTGATTCATTATTACTCTTATTGCGTCTTTAATTTTACCTCTACATACTTCAGGTGTAGATGATTTAACTGCTTCAACACCCATAATCTTTAACTTAGGTATTTCATATCTAATACCTTCTTCATCAAATACATTCATCATATATCTTTTTTTAGCAACCCATATGCCTTTATTTGCGATTGCTTCTCGTTTCATAATCATTTTTTGCGAATAAGCATTTACATAATTAGCAAGATTTTGAAAACTATCGTCAATGACTTTTTGTATTTTTTCTTTTGCGGCCTTGTCTATAAAATCAACTATCTGATTTATTGTTTTATCTTTACAAACTTTTTGTACTAGTTGATCTAATCTAAGATAAATTGAATCTGTATCAGAAGCAACTATGTAATTTACATTTGTTGTATTTAAAATTTTATTCATAAACTTGTTTACGTCTCTTTCAACCCAACGAATAGACAACTGACCACCAAGTGTGATCGCTTCTGCCTGTTTTACATCAAAGTATCTAAAGTATTGATTACCAATTGCACCGTAGGCAGAGTTTAAAGAAATCTTTTTTGCCATTTGTATATTATGACAACGAGATATTTCATTAGAGTAAATTGGATCTTTTGTCTTTTGAAATTCTTTTTTAGCATCAATTGCTTTTTGTTTATAAATTACTCGTTCATTGTACATCTTTTCCATCAACTCAGCAAGAAAACCTTGTTTGTCTCTTTTAAACATAGCACCATTAGGAGCAATTGTTATGTTACGTTCTTTTGCCCATTTAAGATTTAATCTTTCATCTAAAAAGTTTTCAACACCTATTGCTTTAGGCTCAACACCTATAAATGTTTCAGGACTTATATTGTATTGCATAATTAAATGTGGATAAAGTGAGTTAAGGTCAAAAGAAACAATCCATTTGTGTAATCCTAATTGCGGATCTTTTACATACGCACCTTCATATTGTGTATCCTTTTCGTGTTCTTCTCTTGGTGGTATAACTATGTTTTTAGATTTTAAGTGATTGTAGATTAAAGTATCCCAACATCTTACTTGGGAATAAACATCTGTGTAATTTACTTTATAGTCGTAGGCCATTGTTAAACAAAGTTCAATCAACTTCATTTTGTCTTCAAGTCTATCAACTAATTCTACATCTTGGATATTATATTCAACAAATCTTTGATAATCTTTTGTATAAAAGTCTTTAAATGTTTCATATGGATTATCTAATTTAGATTCGCCCAATTCAACTTTAGCAATATAATTTAGTTTGTAACTTTCTTGTCTAACATAGGTAAACTTTTTATACAAATCAAAATAATCTAATACAGAAACACCTAAGATGTTCCAATACTGTTGATTTTTAGTTCCTAACTGTACACGTTCAGCATTCACATAATTCCAAGGCGACATTTTATTAATCGTGTCATTATCAAATATAAATCTCATTCGATTCATAAGATAAGGTATGTCAAAGAATTTTACATTCCAACCTGTAACAATATCAGGATGATTTTTACACCAAAATTTAAGAAACTCTAATAGTAGGTGTTTTTCATTTTGACATTTTATATAAGTTACATTTGATTTCTTAGATATAAAGTCACCAGTTCCCCAAGTTAATATTTGTTTGTTACTATGATTTTTTACAGTAATACAAATAATTGCTTCTTTAGCCGTATCAGCATCGGGAAATCCGTGTTCACACTTACACTCTAAGTCTAACGTAAATATTTTTATATGATCTTTATTCCATTTTACTTCTTCAGGATATTCATCAGCAATGTACTGATAATTATATCGATTCATACCATAAATTTTGTATTCAGGTATTGCTCTATATTCTTCAAAGAAATGTTTTGCTTTGGATATTGTGTCAAATTTTTTAGGTTTGACACATATGCCGTCTAGTGTCTGATATTTTGTTTGTTCTTTTGTAGGTAAGTATAATGTTGGTTGATAATTAATTCTACTTACATAAGGTTGTCCTTTTGCGACACCTCTTACTAATAACTTACCTTTGTATTCTATAACATTTGTATAAAAATTACTCATCAATTATTTTCACCGTTAAACCATCATATTCTTTTTTAAGTGTAATCTGACAGGCTAATCTACTTTTTATTCTGTCATATTTTTTTTCGTATTCTATTAAATCTGTTTCAGGACTATTATAATCTGCAGGTTCGATTTTGTCAAGCCAAGAGTTATCTATATGTACGTGACAAGTAGCACACGCACAACAACCTCCACAATCACCATCAACATATTGTTGAGGACTGTGAAACTTCAATGCTTCCATTAAAGTACAATTTTCAGGTACTTCAATGATTTCTGTTTTGTTATCTTTGATTACGTTTACTTTTATTTTCATCACACAATAATATTTGGTTTCTTAGCCTGAAGTATCTTACTTGTATTTTGTTGATAAGCATTTAAGATATTTTGTTCTGGCTCAGAATCGCAAATAATATTGTTTGATTTAATTTTTATAATTTCGTCTTTTGTGTAATGTATGTATGGATGAAAACCAATAGTCGCTGTTTGAGCGCCTGGTTGTTGCATTGGTATTAATACAAAAGGTTTTTTAACAATCGTAAAAGTATCTGTAACTTCTACTTGTTCAGCAATCAAATCCTCACCTGTGGTGAGTCTATATAATTTAATCATAATATACTCCTAATTATTCAGTTTTGTTTTCTTCTTTAGTTGACTTTTTACCAATATTGTATTTTGCCTGTAAGTTCCATTGACCTTTTTCTTTAAAAGCAATTATCTTAATTTGTGATAATGGTGCTTTATTTTCAGCTTCTTCAGGTTTTACAATATTTAATAAACTCCAATCTTGTAATAAAATAGCAATTGTATTTCTTCTTTGTATATCGTTTTCAATTAGTGTAGCTTTTTTACCATCTAAAGCAAATAGTTCTTTAAAATGTACTATGTAATATTTACCTTGTTTGTGTAATATGTGACACGATTGAAATAATGTTTTGTCTTTTCGACTGGCAACACCTATTCTGGAAAGTGTTTCCCTAATTTTTAAAAAGTCGTCTGGTTGTTTTAGAGTAACCTCTAACATACTTTCAGGTGACCAATTGTAATTTTCTTCACTCATTTAGTTCTCCCACCCTTATCTAATTTTTCTTTTATAAGATTAATTTGTTCTTTTGTTAGTATGTCTAAAGCAACTCTTGCTTTTGTGTTGCTGTATCCATAATATTCTTTTATCAAATCTAAGTTTTTTGAACGATTTGTAGTTACCCATTTACCACCAAATCGTTTTCGTTTTCTTATACTATTTATGAGAAAATGAAACTGTAGCCTTTTACTAATACTGTGTCTTTGATTCATTTCATTTGCCATTAAGATTGTATCAACGTGTTGTGAAAGACAACGATTTATAATATAAGGAGGGTATTTTTTCTCCCAAACAAGGTCATCTCCGTCTAATAAGTTGACTTTTGACCAATTTATCGCATTTAAATAATCACTTAATTTATATTCAATCATTGTTTTTTTTTGTTATGTCTGCCCATATACCACTCACCAGGTTCATAGTTCCAACGTTTACCGTGATGACCTCGTATGTCAGCATACCACATTCTTATTTTTACTATTAATGTTTTAAAAAAAGTTCTTTTTGCCATTACTTAAATTTACATTCTGCCATTATTTGTGTTAAACAAGCGACCATATTTATCTCTTGGTCTGCTACAAAAGCTGATTTATACTGATAATCAGCAATCGTTAATACTGCAGCAGGTACTGATTGTGGTTGTAAGTTTTTATAAAGTATATCATAAATGCCACTAAACAATGATGATGGATCTTTATCAAGGTTTTGTATAACCCATTTACGCATATCGCCAAATCTTTTTTCTTTTAACATCTTAATCAATTCTTTATTATTAATTTCTGATAAAGAAACAAGTATACCACTATCAATCTTGCCTCTTACAGAATATCTTTGTAATTCATTAATGGTTCTTCTAAAGTCTGGATAGTGTCTTTGTATAAGTTCAGCCAATACTTTTTTATCAAACTCTATGTTTTCTGATTTAAGTATTTCTCCTAGTCTATCTAAAAAAGCACTTGCTGTTTTTACTTTTTGACCATTTGTAATACGAAAATCAATTACAGTACAACGACTATGTAAGGCAGGTATTATTTTGTTTTTAAAGTTACAAGTAAATATAAATCTACAGTTCTTATAAAACGTTTCAATAAAGTTTCTTAATGCAGGTTGAACACTATCAGCATTCATATAATCTGCCTCATCTATAATAACGACTTTATGATTTGTAGATTCGTCTAACGATACGGTAGACGCAAAGTTTTTGATTGTAGTTCTTAGTGTATCAATGTGACGGCCTTCGTCTGAACCATTGATAATAATATAATCACAACCTAATTCTTCACATAAAGCACGAGCAACAGTTGTCTTACCTGTGCCTGCTGTACCTGAAAGAAGTAAATTGGGTATTTCTTTTTGATTTAAAAATTTTGAAAATGTATTTTTTAAGTCTTCACTTAAAATGCAATCCTCAATACGCTTTGGCCGATACTTTTCGACCCACAAAAAATCTGACATAATATAATCCTCACTTTATTCATTATTTAGTTTCCATAGTAAATTCTTTTACAATTTCACAATCAACATCATAACCGCCTTTGTTCATTGTCCAACAATCTTCTTCACGGTCATAGTCGTGTTCATCAACAAATTGTTGTACCTTATCTGCTAAGTCTTTATCTTCTTCACTAGCATTATGATAGGTAGACCAATCAAAGTATAAACCTTTTTCAAAGGTAGGTAGATTACCAAACTCATTGATTATATCTTCAACAGCAATTTGTCTATTAAGATAATGTGTTGTTTGATGATACTCTCTGGTTTCTACTTTGATGTAACCATCAAGTGGATAGGCTGTTCCGTCTTCAAGTCTAGCAACACCTGCGTTTTTATCTTCCTCTTTGGGTGTCATAGGAATTTTATTATCACTCATATTAAAATACGCTATCTGCTTCTAAAGCAATCCAGTATTGTATGTTAACTTTTTTGTTAATGAAGTGTGCAATTTTTGCTTTTGATAATGCAACATCATAATCACCTGGAATAATTTTCATATTTTCAGTTTTTACATATGCTGTAAATTCAACATCACACTCACCTATATTAATAGATGATTCATTTGAATTATTATTTTTTTTATCTAAAGCAACAAGTTTGATTTTACCTTTTTCACCTTTAAAAGCCAAATCAGGCAAACTTAAATTTGTATAAAGTTTTTTAACTGATTCATAATCATTGTGTTTTAATGTAAACGCAACAGTTTTATCTGGCATTGTTATTTGCTTTTGAGGTGTAGTTAAAGTTGACTTATCAGCAAAAGCATATCTTGCTGAAAGAGTTGACTTCTCATCTTGTATTTTAAGATTTGCGGCACCGTTAAATTTAA